CATTGCCTTGATTTTGAGCTAGTCCGCTTAATGCTGTGCCTTGACCGATTGCTGTATTTGCTTGTGATGTGGCTATGCCCTGACCGAGATTTAGTAGGCCTTGAATTCCTGCCGTTTGCTGAGCGATTAAAGGCTGTGCTGATAATAGTGTGTTTTGAGTTAACTGAGATAATGTATCTCCAGCACTAATTCTACCCGTTGCGGCTGCTTGGCCGAGAGTCGCTTGATTGGCGTTTTCTAGTGCTGCCTGGAATAAAGGGTCGCTCTGGAGAAAATCGAATCTCTCTTGAGGGTCTATTAGAAAAGAGCTTAGTCCTAGCGCCTGCTCTGCCACTCCTGCGAACGGTGAGAAAAACTCTTGAGCCTGCTGTCTAGCTAGTATTTCTTGTCTTGCTGCCTCATCTAGAGCGGCTAATTGCTCTGCTTCAGCTTCATCCAAATCCTCTCTAGCGCGAACACCGAACAAATCCAGTGGGTCACCCGCTATTTGCTGCCCTTCTTCGCCTAATATGGCCTCGCCAAATACTGGGCCGCCAGCAATATCTACTATGGTTTCGCTTGCGCCTTCACCAATACTCATAATATCTCGCCTATTTCTTGTCTTGTTATACCGATTAAATGCTGGTCTAGCATTTCACCATTCTTGAAGTAAGACTTTCTTGAAAGTCCCTCATCTTGAAAGCCGATTTTCAAAGCAAGTTTATAAGTTAGTCTGTGGCAGACTCCAACAAACGCTATGACTTTTTCTACTTTCTCACTGTCATATATCCATTTTAGGATACATTCTACTATATTTCTCCACTTACTGCTATGTCCTGGCATTGCGTAAGGGTGTATCTCAATCGTTCTGGCTTGGACTATACGTATCTTGCATAAAGCTACTGGAGTGGCCTTACATTCAATTAGAAGCCATCCGTTACCCATTCCCATTTCTGGATTCCAGTCAACTTTGTTTGCTCCGTCCTCAAAGGCTAAATGACCTACATCCATCATCATACTTTTAATTAATTCTGTATCTCTTGTAATGCAAGCATTCACACTTCTTTACCTGAAACAGTAAAGTAAATTGAGTTAATGGCAGAAGACTCCATTCTTAATGTCCCTCCTGGTGGTATTAATTGATTAACTAACCCAGAACCTAAGTCAACCTCGCCCCAAACCACAACTTGAAATGGCTTTTGTGGATTTGCAGCAGTCCCACCACTAGGAACAATGTAGGCTTTATAACTTGCATTAACCGCTGATGTATTTGATACAGTGAACGCATCAATTATAACTCCGCTGCCAGTGGCAGGCGCAGTATAAAACGTCTGTATAGTGTCCACACTAGTGTTCGGTTCGTTTTTTACTATATTAACTGGAGTTGCCATTATGCGCTCACTATCACTAAACTTGCTTTATTTACTATAACGTTAGAAGTTGATGTATTGTTTGTGACGTAAAAATTAATCTCATCACCATTAGTTAATGGCACTAACGCTTCAAGAGGTACTGAAGTTGGATCTGCGTTTTGCGTTGTTCCACCAGACCTTTCTAAAGTTGTACCGTTTACCGCAAACCTTATCTCTATCTCATCAGTGCCGCCACCAACTTTCTCAACAGTTGCGTACCCTGATATTTTGACCTCTATGTCCCGCTCCCCAATATATGTAACTATACCTGATGAAGCTGATGTAAACCTGTCTGATACCGTTGTTTGCCAGTTTGAACCATTAACTTGCTCAAATGTACCAGCGGTATTTATTGTTACGGTTTCTGCTGTAGTTAGATATGAATCTGCCGAATTCCTACTATCTGTTACGCCTGAATTGTCTATAAATTGCCACCTAACATCCTGCTCCGTTATTCCTGATAGAGAGGTTATTGCATTCCCATTAAGTATGGAGTCCCTAACCGTTGCCACTACATTTGCGTTTACGTTCCCGCTTGATGTCAAGCCACTTATGGCAATCGATCCCGAAGGTCCTGCGAATTGAAGGTTTTGAAACTCTATATTTTGGTGAGTAGAAGAGCCTAGATCTATTATTTTCGCTGTAGCTGAAGCTGCAATACTAAATGTCTTTAACATTGATAAGATAGTGAACGCCCCTGAAAATACATATCCTTGGCCGGATACATTTATAATTGAACTGTTATCTATAACAAAGCTGTTAAAGGGCGATCCTGCAGCAGTTATACTGCCTATATTAGTGCAGCTCAAAACCTGCGCATCATTCATTAGAAATATAAATGGACCATTAATATTAAATACCGTGGCAAGAGGGCAATCAACTTGAATATTCCTCATCTGCCACGATGCGGCAGAGCTATTGAACATAGTTCCAGAGCCAGTATATGTTATTGATGTTGAAAATGGGTTAATAGATGTAAGACTGCTCCCGTTTAGTACTGTGAAAGTCTTGGACGTACTAAAGGGGCTGCCGATAAAAAATTGAGTATTTTCATCTAGCGTTATAGTTGTTCCGTCTTGCGTGGGAAAGTCAGACTCTTGGTTTATTACAACTACATTTTGAGCCTGAGAAGCAAGCCCGTTATAAAGCTCTGTAAAATTAGCCTCTGTTTTTGTGAACGCACTAAAAAGCGTGTCACCTGTTTTTGCATCTGCCGCGCCTATTGTTATATTCTGTTGAGCCATTGATTATTGCTCCGTCTGGTCTGTTGTTTGTAATGTGGTATCAACTGTAAAGCCAGTTGTGTCGATACTAGTATTTATCCCGCTTCCTATTTGCTGTCTAATATCAAAAATATCTGAAACCAGACTGATATTGAAATTTGTCGCAGCTTGGTCTATGAGGTCAGTGTCTCCTCCTGTTCTTTGCTTTAATTGTAGAATTATCTTTTCAAGACCCTCTAGGTAGTGCCTCCATTCATGAGGTATATTATTAGGACGTCTAAGTTGTCCAACTGGATTAACTGGGACTGCCATCTATCTACCCGCCAATCTTAAATCTATAGCGCCAGAATAAATCTCATATGGCACGGGGTCTGATGTGGTTAATCTAATCATCATACTGTAAAAAGACATCAAATTGTAAGATTCAACCCTCAATACATTTTCTCCTAATCGCCCAACTCTACCCCATCCATTGCCACTAGCTTTCCAGCTCTTGCCGCCATCAATGGAGTATTCAAACATAACTCTTGGATTCTCGCCTTGACCACTTATTAAACCGATTCCGGTTTCCATTATAACTTCAAACCTGCTCATTTGTATTCTAGAGCCTCTAGCGCTAAACAGATTGCCGTCTATCACTCCGGTAACTCTTCTTCTTTGTATAGGGTCACCGTCATTGGTGTAAGTATCTACATCTAATTCATAAAGCTTGCCATTCGATTCATCAGCTATAATGTTTTTATCGAATATTCTAACTAATGAGCTTCCTTGATATCTTCCATCGAGTGTCCCGCTTGATAATTCAAACCATCCAACATCAGAGCCTAACGACTCGTTATAACACCAAGTCTTGTCTGCTATAGGGAAGGTTATACAGTAAAAATTAAGACCTTGGAATGTAAAAGTATATGCGTGCGCATCATCTATCTTTTCATATGTATTTATAGCGTTTGATATAGCTGCCGTAGATACTCTGTTTCTTGCACCGCCTGAGGCTTGATAGATAGCTTTATCATCACCTAGCCAATATAAGGCCTCGTCAGTATTAGCTACAGAGTGTAATGCTGAGCATCCGACCTCAAATATCTGTCCGTCTATGCGTTCAAAGGGAGGATTTCCGGTGCCAGTATTCCACCATGGCTCTGTTGACTCTTCGCCTATTAAGTATAAAGTTTGCTGAAATGCATATGCCCTGACAATATCATCAGGCTTGCTTTCTGCGTTTGCAGCATTTAACCCGTTAGCTGTTGTAGGGTCTCCGACATTTGAAACGACAAATAATCTATCTTTAGTGTATATAAATTGGTTATTAAGGAATGTTACGGCTTTAGATCCTGTTATATTAGCGTCTGTAACTTCTGTAAGAGTGGTGCCATTATATACATATACCAACCCGTCACCATTAGTTATAGCTAGGTTTACGCCGTCATTTGCAAACGTACATCTTTTTAGCCCTGCAATATCCCCTATAAGTGTATGCGTGCCAGTGCTATTGAACGAGTAAAGCTCTCCTCCCAGAACACGAAAGCCCACACCGTTCATCTTTGTTATGCCTCTATCCTTGCCTACATCTTGAGAACCGAACGGGCTTAAGCCTGGAAACGAATGTAACACAAACTTATCCCTTCCTTGGTCTACTTGTTGAGAGTAGAAGTTTTTTGTTTGTTGAGACACTAAAGGTCTTGAGCGACTAGTGTAGCTAGTTCCAGCAAGCGTCAGAGGTATATTCTTTTGAAAACTCATGGTGTCGAGCCTTCTACCCGCATTACTGGTGCTGGCCCATACCTTCCTAACTTGTCCGACTTGTTAGCGCCAATTATTGCATTAATGAAGTCTGCTTTAAATGTTGCAGCTGTTTCTTGGTCTCTTGCAAATATCATTGCTCTATATACTGCGCCATATAGGTATATTTCTGGGTGATTTGTTAATACTACGTTAGTTGGTGCTGCGCTTGTTAGAGCTGGTACTTCTGCGTAGTACTGAAGCTCCATAGTATAAACTGCGTCTGGTTGCCTATCGAATTCAATTTGTCCGCCTATGATGGTAAAGAAACACGGTTGACCTTGTAGGTCTGATTTCCTCATTTCAGACGGCGCTCTATACTCTATATATCCGCGCTTATTTGTTATAAGCATTCTTGCGTCTCTCATGCTTCCGTAGTCGCTAGGGAGTGATGCAAGCTTGTTTGATGTGTTTGTTGATATGGTGGTGATTGTTTCCAGTTCTTTCAATTGAAGTGGCTCAATCGTGTTGTTAAACATTTCTTTTTCAGCGAGCGTTATAAAGTCATCTATTTTGAGGTCTAAATCTTCTCGCTGTACATAATCGATGATTTCTTGACGTAGCTCAGTGTAATTTGTAAACGGCATTTGCTCACCTATAAATTAGGGGGCCGAAACCCCCTTATTCTAATCGCTTAGAAGCTGCTCTTCTATCTCTGGGATAATATCCTTATCAATGCCTCGCTTGTATTTCCACTGACCTTTAACGTCTTTGGCTTTATTCTTAGCATTAATTCTTTCATCCCATGGAAGCCCACGAGAGTCGACCTCTAGCCCTTCGTCAGATTGCTTGTCTTCAACAATCTCTTCAGGCTTATCCTCTACAGGCTCCATCCAAGAGCCAAGATTACTATTGCCTTCAGAGCCTTCTTTGTAATCAAAGTCAAACTCATCCCCAGCCTTTACAATCTTAACACCATTAAACCCTGTTTTAGTAGCTCTAACTCTCATGTCAAACTCCTATTAAGTGATAGCGTAGCCGTCTGCATAGTTAGTGTAGCCGTCAACCATATCTAGCGGTGATAAGAACGCATCAATAGTCACTGACGGAGTAGTTCCAGCCAATGTATTGTTGATACGCAAGTAACGCTCGTTAGAGTAGCCGATAGGCAATACAACTTTAGCGCCAGCGGTTAATTCATCGCCGTTAATTGTAGCTGAGGCAACAACTACAGTTGCACTTGAAAAACTATCGTTATCGTCTGTTTGAACAGTGAATTGATAGGTTTCGTCAGTAGTAGTGTAATCAGCAGCTACGCCGACTGAAATCACTACAGCCATTGCTTCACCGATGCCGATATCTCGGTCGACACCTAAGTCAATAACGTTTGTTGATACTGCTGTAGCCGTTAAAGCTTGAGCATCAGAGAATTGTAATTGTGAATCTAAATGCATGATTTACTCCCCTTATGATACTTGAGTTTCAGTTTTAGTTAATGCATCAACTATTCGAACTGGAACTCCAAGGAATTTCAATTGAAAAATGTTGTCACCGAACTGATTTAAACCTGGCTCAACAGTAACAGCGCTAGAGCTTTTTTCTAGGCCAATTAATCGCAAGTTCGAAGCAACAGTACGGTTAACGTAGAAAGCTGGTTTAATGTTTGTTAATGTTGGCATGCGGTCAATAGCGCGAGACATTAATTTAATAATGCTTGTAGCCGCTGTTAATGCTTGAGTACCAGTCTGACCAACTAAGTCTGAGATATCGATGTTAGCGATACGCGCAGCATAGCGCCAGTCTTTAACCACTAAACCATTCTGCCACTCATACAAGTCCATGTATGCACGGAAGCGATTATCGTCAGAGTCAAATGCATCACCAATGCCTAAGTCTTCATGAGATAGGCCAGCGTTAGAGCCTTTAGGGAAGATACTGTGTACAGTTCGGTCTCCCCATCCAACCAACCAGATAGAAGAGTTGTCTGAACCAGTGCCGCCAGCGTCTAGAATGTTTTGCGCATTCGGAGCGCTTAAACTGTTGTAGCGGTTAGAAAAACCGACAAACTCTTCTGGATTCGCTGCTGAACCGTAGAACATGGTTTGAGCCATTTGTTGGTTCATTGATTCCATAAACGCCATAGCTTCACTTAAGCGATACTCGTTAACGTTACCGTTAAGCTTTGCTTCTTTTACGTCAACTTCAGATCGTGCCTCAAGCATTGCTGCATTCTCTACAACTTGAGCTGTAGTAGATTTAGATTTAGGAACACCTTGATTCATTAGACGATAATAGACATCTGGTAAACCCGTTCGGATAGTAGTTTGCTCACCTGTAGGCAAGTTACCCTCTTTAACCATCATGTCGTCTAAAATTTCATTGGTTTGAGAAAGAATCTCAACAATTTTTGCCGTCTTACCGTCTGGGTCTAGTCGTTTTGCCCAGTCAGCCAATGTTAAGACGTTATTTCCAATAGTAGCCATTTGCTAAAACCTCTTAAGAATTTGGATAGAAAATATCGGCAGCACTTTTGTTTTTTGCTGCTTTCGGTACTTTATTTCTTTGTTTAGTGGTTATAGGGACTTTTTTAACCTTCTTTTTAACCCCTTCAACCTTCTTCAAAGACTTACGGTACTTAGATGCATCAATAAGTGTTTGCCAATCTCTTGCAGAACTAATACGCCCTTGGTCCTGCTTGGTATAACCCTTAGAATCTAAGTATTCAGCTAAAGTTTTTAAATCCTCTTTATGAGCCTCAGTGGTCTCGCCTTTGTCATTAATCCATGTAGGATTGTTTCTGGCTAAGATTTCCTGTTGCTCTTTGAGATAGTTAGGGTCTGTAGCTAACGGATTGGAGTCCAACATCTTCTTTGACTCTTCCGCCGCTTTAACTCGTTTATCTCT